CAGTCATCCACAGTGTTTTAATCACCTGCCACTGTCGTGTGGATGCGCCATACTGATCTTGCGCGGCTGGCTTGCCCAAAACTTCCACGCGCTGATTAAGCTTGCCCGCTTGCATCTAAAACCTCAGGAGCCGAAATGGCTCAATCAGCGCGGTCATCCCTTCCGGCAAACGCATCATTGACATTCCGCCGCCCACCACAACATCCTCGCGATTTTCGTAAAAATGCCCGGCGACGATTCGAACCGCATGAATCAGCGCGGGCGGAATCTTTTCTGCTGCGTCCCAGCCACACACGTATTGCACACGGATGGCCGCCGTCTCGGCCAGTGCGTCGCCCGGCCAGCTTTGCCCGTTGCGCAGCTTGATGAATCCCGGCTCAGCGATGGTGTTCACCACATACACATTTCCATCTAGCGTTTGTTCAACGCCCTGCGCGGTGGTGTATTTCACGCTGGTAACGCTCTGCACCGGCGCGCCGGGCAGCTCAATCACGCCCTCAGCGGGCCACCCATCCAGCGCCAGTTCGCGCGTTTGCGTAAGCACCGCCCGCCATGCACGTTCTTCAACGTGCTGGGTTGCCACATCAATCAGCGCGGCAAGATACTCATCCTCATCTGCGCCATCAATGCGTAGATGAGTTTTGAGTGCGGCCACGCTGAGCGGTTTAAGTGTTGGGGGCGTTACTAGCCGGGTTTGCATCGTTCACATATTCCGCCATGCCACGCTTAACGGCAAGATCGGCATCTACGCGGTTATCATCGGTCACGACCATGATCTCGTGCCGTGCCCACACGCTGCCATGGCACACATCCAGCTCAAGAAAACGAATTTTTGAGACTGGCGCGGCCACCACTGGTGGTGGTGTGTTTTTTGCCATGTTCTAATCCTTGCTCTGGGGCTTGCCCACGGCCCGCTCAACCTTGCCTTCGTTGCCATCAATGGCTTTTTTGGATGAGATCAACTGTTTGCCGTCGGCATCGCTCACCTCAATGGTTTTTCCAGCCTCGGCCAGTTCACCATCGACGAACGTGGAGCGAATGATCTTTACTTTCATGTTTCCTCCAGAAAATCAGTGTTTATGCCTGCGCAGCTAACTTCACCGCGCAGGCTGAATCACAAAACGAGTGAGTTGAATTACGCGGTCAGGGCATCGGCCATCAGCGTGAAGGATTCTGGATGGCGGACAATCACATCCATGTCCATCAGGGAAATCACGCGCCACGTGCCGGATGTGCCGCCGGTGTATGGATCAACCAACACATCGAGCACCCCCCAGTTGCCGTAAATCAAATCGGCCCAGTTGCCAAAGAAAACCGCGCTGCACACGCCGGAGCTGGTGCCTTTGGTGAGATCACTGCGCACCTGGTTACTCACATAGGCCGCATAGCCATTGAGAGGTGTTGCGCCATCCTGCCAAATTTCGCGCCCGCCGCCAGCGAACTTTTCGGTTTCCTTGAGCTTGCCCCGCACCTTGGTGTTCGTGACGTAGGCCAAAGCGCCCAAATCGGCGTTATCCGCGGCCACCTCTGTCTCCAACTTCACCATGAGCGGCCAGGTTGGCGCGGCCCCGTTTGTGCCACCCACCACGGCATTGATGCCGCTTACATTAGCCACACCGCGCGGCTCATTGCCAGAACCGCTGCCATGCAAACCCACGCGATCAGCCTCGCGTGCGATAGCGGCGGCAATATCTTCACGCACAAACCGCTCCGCGTCGACAGAGGATTGCAAAATCAACCGGCGCGCGATGTCAACAAACGACCCCATCGTTTTGGGCGTCATCGTCACTTGATCAAACGCAGCCTGACTTTCTGTTGGAGAGCCACTTTCAGCCACCCAATATGCAGATGCGCCGCTGGTTTGGCGCGGGATCGCCACGTTGCCCGTGAGTCCGTTCATAACGCGGGCACCAGCCTGCTGAACAACCATGCGGTTGCGCAGCAGCTCAATGAAACTGCTGGCCATCAGGTCGGTGCCCACCAAGTTGCCACCTGCGGTTGGCGTGCCAACCACCTGGTCGCGTTTTTCGGATTGAACATCAAACGGAACGAACAGTCCTTTTGGCTCCATTCCCAAACGTTTGGCGATTTCACGGCTTGCTTCCTGCTCAAAACCAGCTTGTGCCCAGGCATTCTGCTTGCCTGTTTTCTGATCTGCCATGGCGCGGATGGCGCGAAAGAGCGAATAGCCCTTGCGCTCTGTTTCGCTCAAGTCCAAGTTGGTCTGTGGTTGCACCAGTCGTCCTGCGCTATCCAGCAGGCGCCCGTTTTCTTCCTTGAGTGCGCTCAAACGGCGAATATCGGCCTGCAACCCATCGGCGGACTGCATGGCCGCATCAAAGCTGGCGCGTTCCTCGGTTGTAAGGTCGCGGCTCTCCTTGAAGGCGGCATCGTTAATATCGCTCGCCTTCTTCAACTCCGCGGCGCGGCGCTGCTGAAGGTCGGTAATTTGCTTTTTAAGATCGGCGTTCATTTTTCTCCTGTGAATCTCAGTTGCGCTGAGCGATCTGAATGCGCCTGATGTTGGCAGCGCGGCGCGCCTGCGCCAGCTTTGCCTCATCCACCCTTTGCGCCTGCGCGGGGTGTTGCGATCTAATCTCTTGAGCGCGTTGAATAACCTGCGCGGTTGTTTGTGGGTAGGCGGGGTACGTAACAATGCTCACGTCATACAGTCGTTCAACTTTTAGAATTGTTCGGGTGACAGTATCGGCTTCTTTGTTGTATTCCCAGCTATCGTTTTTCACTACGAAAGCAAAAGATTGCTGAGTAATATCTCCGCGCTTCATACTGGTGAGCAAATCCCGCGACCATTGGGTATCTGGTGGCGCTATTTCGTTGCGCAAACCAGTCTGATCTACGCTGAGAACCAGTGTTCTGGCGGTTGTGCGGCCCAGCACAAAGTTTGGATCGTGGTTAAAAAGCGCGCGAACATCATCGCTCAGCACATCATCAAATGCGCCCGGCGCGATCTTCTCGCGGAATCCCCACAATTCCTCGCTAAGCACATCAAACATGGCGGCGTGTCCAACAATGGAATCCGTGCCATCGCTTCTCAGCTCAGGAAGTTTTGCGGCTACTCTGCGTTCAATATCGTTCATTAGTGAAAAACAAAACGCGCGGGTTTGGAAATTCCAAACCCGCGCGTTACTCGCGTCGGTTATTCGTTTGCACTCAAATTATATGCCCAATTTTGCGAGCAAATCAAATACAGTTAATCTCTCATCACCGAGCCACCACTCGGCCAACCCCCTGGCCTCATCACGTGGATCGAGGGTGTTTCCGATTGCATCACATACCGGGGTTAGCACATCGCTCACCCACTTGCCATGCTTTGCAAAATCGCGCTCGTTTTGTGTGCGCTGAGCCACGCGCCGCGCCGCATCGCTTACCAGCACGTTCAGGGCGCGTTTGTTTTGCCCCTGCCCCTGCGATTTGCCCTGCGCATCATTTGAGCCGCTTTGGGCCGCATCTGGTTGCGTTTGGCCGCCAGCGGTGGACATATTGAGAGGCACAAAATATCCATCTCCGCCATCCACGTGATTCATATCCTCGCGGTCGCGCACATCGTTTGCGCTCAGCCAGCCCCACTGCCTGCCGATGGCATACGCTTGATAGCGGGCCAGCGTTTCACCGCGCAGAAGCGCATCCTCAAGAAAGTCTGTAAATAGAGTTCTTCGTTCTGGCTCGCTCAGCAATTGCCGGTTGGCATCTTGCTCCCAGCGGGTGAGCCATGGCACGAGAGAATAGGTTACAAACTCAATGCTCATTTGCTCAATGTTTGAGAAAGTGGCGCGATCCAGATCGCCAATCATGTGCGCAGGCACGCGATACAACCGCGCGATCTCGCTCACCTGATATTTTCGTGTTTCAAGAAATTGAGCATCATTTGGCGGGATGAAGACGGGATTGTATTTCATCCCTTCTTCTAGAATGCTCAGGCGCTGGGCATTGTCCAGTCCCTGATGCCGTTCCTCAAATGATTTTTTTAGCCGGTCGTATGCGTCTTTGGTGAGCTTTCCGGGGTGTTCCAACACACCGCCCGGACGCGCCCCATTCTCAAAAAACTGCCCGCCATATTTTTCGGTAGCCATCCCCAAACCAATGGCAACACGAGCTAGCTGAATTGGCGAATAGCCCACGATGCCATCGCTGGCAAGGCCATGAATGTGCAAAACACGCGAGGCTGGCAATATCACCGCCTGGCTGCGATCTTGATAAGCGTAAATGAGATTACCGCTTCCATCGCGCCCTACTTTCATGTTAGCTGGATGAAGCGGCCACAGGGCGCGAACATCACCTCGATTGTTCATCTCAATTTCGGCGTAGGCGTTGCCCCAGGCAAGGGTATGCGCCATCATTGTTTCGCGCAGGGTGAACGCGCTCATCTCCGGGTTCGCAACCCGATTTAGAACAACATCGAGCGGGTGGTTCGTGGCGCGTATTTTCCCTTTTTCTGTGCGCTCATAAATGTGCCATGGGAGCATAGCCACACTTTCTGAAAGAAGCCGTATCGCTGCAAACACTGGCATCGAGGTGAGCGCAGTGCGGGGCGTGACATTCGCGCCTGCATCTCCAATGCCGAACGTGCCAACTGAGCGCCAATCGTTAAGCGGCACAACGCTTGCATCCATTTTTCTAGGTGCGGCACGAAATTGAAACAAGGTTCGCAACGAATCTAAAAGCGAATTGTTTTGCATATACAAAATAAAACGCGCGGGCTTGGAATTTCCAAACCCGCGCGTTACTCGCATCGGTATATTTTGTTTGCGAGGGTTGTGTTACTCAGGCCACAACCCTCTTGTTATTGCATCGCCTGGCGATGGATGCGCGTTCTCGTGCGGGCACTTGGTTATGCCTGAGCAGTTTCAATGTGTCACCCGCATCATCCACATTGTCCACACCTTTCCAGTTACTAGCGCATCTAAAATTTGGTATTCGCTTGCAAAATAATGCGCGAATATGTGTATTATTGCACTAAATTCTCTAAAGCGTCAGAATTCCGCGATCCTCATATACACTCATGCCCGGACGCGATGCGCGATCCAATCCCATAATCATCGCCACAATTCCATCTATTCTCTCTGTGGATTTTGCCTTGTCTGGCTTGATATTTCCGGCTGGATCAGATGTAACCACCACATTTGAGGCCATCCACGATAGAACAGGATTCCCCAAGTGATTGATTTGGCGTGAAATATACTTGCTCTCAAATAATTTTGAGGCAGGCGACATGCTTACATATCCCTGCCCAAACTCGACTAGTTTTGTTACGTGCCGTTCTGCCAGTCGGTTGATCAACGATGTGGCGTTCCAACGATCAAAAGCAATTTCTCTAATATCGTAATTTCTTGCGAGAACTTCTATTTCTTGCTGAATAAAATCATAATCAACAACTTCTCCGGGTGTTGTTTTAACTAATCCCTTTCTTTCCCATAGATCGTATGGCACTCTATCTCGCTTTGAGCGTTGAATAATTGTTTCTTCTGGCACCCAAAAAAACGGTAAAACAATGTAATCTTCATCAAGTTTTTGGGGTGGAAACACCAAAACCAGCGCGGTTACATCCAGGGTGCTTGATAGGTCAAGCCCGCCGTAACATTCACGACCTTGCAATGATTCAACATCGAATGCTTTGTTGCAATCATTCCAGTGTTCAATGTTGATCCAGCGCGTTTCGGCCTGCGTCCAAGTGTTCAGTTCAAGGCGCAAAAAAGCGTTCTGAGCGCTCGGTTGCTCTTTGGCTTTAAGTGCCTTGGCGCGCATATCATCAAGACGCTTGCTTACTCCAAGATTTGGATTTGATTTAGCCCAGCATCTCTCATCCTCCCAATCATCTTCTTCATCAAGAGAAAAAATAATTCCAAAGAACGAATCGTCTTCAACTAAATCACTGAGAACTTTCTCAGTGTACTGGTGCATTTCAAAACAAATGGTTTGGCGATTGTATCCAGCAGTGGTGATCATCCAGATAAGGGGTTGCCTGCGTGAGCCGGTGGCTGTATCCAAAATATCAACCATGTCACGGTTTTTGTGGGCGTGCAGCTCATCAATCAATGCGCAATGCACATTCAGGCCATCCATAGAATCTGCGTCACGGCCAAGCGGCTCAAATTTACTTCCTGTCAGGCTCACACTAATACTACATGAAGTAGCTTTTGGGTTGCGATCTCCGAAAATATTTATTAGTTTGTTTAACCCAGATGTTTTCCGCGCCATCCGCGCGGCTTCCATCCATGTTATTTTTGCCTGATCGCGCTTTGTTGCCGCCGAGTAAATTTCTGCGCCAGCCTCGCCATCGGCCAAAAGCATATATAGGCCGATGCCAGAGACCATTGTAGATTTGCCATTTTTACGCGCCACTTCCTGATACACGCTTCTAAAGCGGCGGGTGCCATCGGCGCGTTTCCATCCGAAAACTACCCATACACAAAACTGCTGCCAAGGCTCAAGCACAACAGGCTTGTTAGCCCATTCGCCTTTTGAGTGTTTGAGAAAATTAAAAAACTTGATTGCCCTTGCGCCGGCCTTTTCATCAAAGTGCAAACCCCGCTTGTGGCTATGCTCCAAATCATGTAGGTGGCGTTGGCACGCCAATTTCACCCATTTGCAAGCCACAACTGTCCCATTCAAAACATCGCGCACGTATTGTTCTGGAATGGGCAAACTAATTTTCTTTATCCGTTTTTCAGGAATTCCAGAATTTCGCTTTCCCCGCCTGATTGCGGCAATTTGATGCGTGATCTGCTGGCCGGAGTTATTCCTAGTTCGCTGGCGAGTTTTATCATCTGCTGCACCGCCATGTTTGCGATGCGCATTTGTGGATTCATTACTGAATCGTTTCTGCTGTTTAGTATTACCGGGCGTTTTGCCGCCTCTTTTTTGCTCTCTAGCCACGTTGCGTAAGCCTCGCAATATGCCTCAAGTGCTCCAACGTCAACTACGGTGATAACGTTGTTTGCAGATAGCTGCAAAACCAACTCCTCATATTTTGATTTCGCAACCCCGCTGAGGTGTTCCGGGGGCGCAGTTGAGGCGCGGTCGAAACGCGGTTCATCCGCATTCAACTTGCGTTTGCCCGGATTGCCCTCCAGTTTTTTAGTCGCTGTTGGTGCTGGTTTGCGTCCACGTGTCATTTTTGAGGAAAACGCAATTTCGCGGGTGCGCGAGAAAGGTCACCGTGCGGTCTAGGGTCGTCAACCCCTAGAGATTTATCCCCCCCTACCCCCATCTCTGCGCGTGTTTTCATTGAGTGGCATGAGTGACAAAGCCCTTGTAAATTAGAGGGGTCATCGGTTCCGCCATCTCTCTTGCGTGTTATGTGATCAACGTCGGTAGCCAGCGGTGGCACACCACCATGTCGGCTGAATGGATCAGCGCACAGCGGGTGTTCACGCAAAAACATCCTGCGCAATTGTTGCCACTTGTAACCATACCCGCGCCGCGCTGATGTGCCGCGTGGTTCATCAACAGATTGTTTATGAACATCACAGTAACGCCCATTATTTACTGTGTTCGGGCATCCAGGCGCACCGCACGGGTGAGGCATTTTATGGGGCATCGGTGATTTTTGCTCCCAGCAAATCTAACCTGCGCATCGTCTCATTATGCTGAACCCCGATCAACTGCGCTAATTTCTCAATCGCTGCGGTGTTGTGCTCCAATGCGGCGATTAACGATTTATCACGCTCCTCGCTCGCATCCACACGCTTTTGCTGCAAATCCATCCATCTTTGGATTTGCTGGGTTGAGAACGGCCAAACCTTGGTAGACACAAACCACCCAAACGCGATTATTTCAAGCGTTTGCAGTCCATTCGTTGAGATGAACTCGCTCAGGGTTTTCAAATCCACGGCTAGCTCCCGCGTGTGATCTGATACGCGCCTTGGTTCGCAACCAGAGCCGCGATAAACGCGCTGAGCACGGCAATCACGCCCTCTTTGTTGCACACCACCACATCAAGTATATGAGCGCACGACAAAACGACCGAGACCACCGCGACCAACATCATCAATCCAGCCATCACGGCGCGTTTAGTCACGCCCTCCAAAGCATTCCACTTGTCGCTCAGTCCTGGCACGTACGAACACATCAGCGAAATGATAATCGCAACGATGCTGGCAAACAAATTTGAATCTATCATCTTTTTAGCTCCTAACTTAAATCAATGAAAAACAAAAACCGCGCGGATTTGGTAATTGCCAAACCCGCGCGGTACTCGCATCGGTTATTTATTTAACGGGATTATACGTGCGCTTGCTGGCGGGCATCACGGCTGAATTTTGTGCGATAACTTGGCGAAAGGGTTGCAACCACATCATTAGGGAAAAAATCAATCTCCAGTTTCCCGTGCTGCGTCTCTTTTCGCAGCTCTTCCCATTTTGCCAGCTTTTCCTCAACGACTTTGCACACCAGTTTAACCATTTCATCGGTCGTATCGCACGTTACTTTGATCATCCCCACACCCCTGCATTTTTGAACGGCGCGGCCCCCAGTGTGCGAATGTCGTAACCATCGCGCCACCGCGGATCACCATTATTCCCATAGGAAAAAATGGCCCCACCGCGCACAGGCGAGGGATATTGCCGCCCGTCAATCTCCAGCGGGCGCATCTGAATCTCAACAAATCGGCGTATCCACGCGGCAATGCTTTGCGAGCTGGCCCCGTGCTGCGTAAACCCGCCAACCCCCATCTCATCCACGCCGCACTCTCCAAAAAATACACCCAACCCCTTTGCTGGGTCTAGCCCTCCATATCGGAAAAAGCCTTCCCAGCGTCGCTCATACCAGAACAAATCGCCGTCATTATTCAGGTGCGTCATGCTTGGAGAATACGCGTGATAATCCAGCGCGATCAGCCCGTTGTTCCAAAGTGGGGCGTAGTATTTTTTGATAAGGGCGACGGTCTCACCGAACTCTGGCGCATTTGGCGCGAACTGAGGGTTGCCCATGCTGAACGTGCCAAGCGCGATGATACCCTGATACTCCAACGCCCGCGCTTTGCTCACAAAATCAACTTCAACGCGCATACGCTGTTCAAGCTGATCTGGCGATGAACCCCATGTATCAGCTTCGTTGAATAATGTGAGAACCAAATTGCGCGGCATATCTGCTGCAACACCCAGACCGCGAATAAAATCGTTTGCGCCCCAACCCGCACTGCCAATGTAACGCCGCAGCATGGCGTATCCGTCTGGATGTGCCCGCGCAAAATTCACCGCCTCACTCACACCATCCATCACCATTACGAATTTACATCCGTTTGCCTCAGCCTCGCGCAACGCGCCAAAATCATTCAGCACGTTCACGCCCATCAGCATGGATTTTTTGACAATTGGCGGCGTGACGGGCGTGGGCGTGGGCGCTTCACCAGTCACAGATTTAACCCAGTCCGATTTCACCCACCCGCGCGCGGTGCTGCCCCGCGTAGAGTTTACAAACTCAATTTGGCTCCATCCGTTTTGCTGAGCAACAACGCTCACCGGCTCGCCATCCGCCAGCCAGCCAATTTTTACGCCGTTGGCGGCCCCCGTGGCCCGCACATTTAGACCGTCGCCGTCTGTGCCATCAATCATCAATTTTCCGGCTACCATATCCTGCGTTTCCTCCTGTTTTCTGTGCGAGTTGATCCACGCTTGTGGGTCAACGTAATCGCGCTCCAACCGCACTAAATCCAAACCCGGCCAGTCGCCGGGTGACTTTTCCAAATTGGCAAAACTCACATCAAAGTGCAAGTGATAAGGCATCGCGCCGTTTGCATTGCCCACTTGGGCAATTTGCTGCCCACGCCGCACGACATCCCCCGTTTTAACCAGCATGTTTTCGACGTGCGCGTATCGGGTGAACACCACGCGCTCATCCACCACGTGTTTGATCACAATGATGCTCACCCACACGGGTTTTGGGCCAGCAAACACCACGATGCCATCCGCGCTGGCAAATACCGCGGCATGGGCATCTGCATCCCATGTGGGCGTGTTGCAGTTCAAATCTGCGCCGGTGTGATATGCGCCCAACCCCGTGGCCCCGTTCACATATTTTGTGCCGATGGGGTTCGCATCTATCCAACCACCTGCCCACGCGCTTGTATCGCGCTGGGAAAGTGTGCCAACAGGTTGATCAAATCTCATAAAACAAAAAACCCGCTCGCCAAATTTGGTGAGCGGGCGTAAAAACGGCGGCTCTGGATGAAAAACTCAAATCACAGCATCAAATCTTTTTTAAGCGACTGGCTGGCCGCCTCCAACATTCGGTAAATGCGGCCAGCGTGCGAATTACGTTTCAACTCAGAGTATTTTTTGAGCGCAGGCACAATCATGCTAAGTGATCTGTGAATTGCCATCCACAAATCATTTTCGAGCCGATTGTCATCTGTGCCCATGAGCGCATTTTAGCACTCTCTCTACGCGAGTGCTAATTATTTTGGAACAATCTTATATGAACCTTCATCGCCTACAACATCCGCGCCAGTGATGCTGATGAGCGGTTCTCCATCTGTGCTGCGCAAGATAAAAACTTCCAAACCCGCATCAATACATTCGTTAAGTGCCGCCATCAATATCTCAAGCGCATCGGTTTTAGAGAGTGGTTCGCGCCTTCTTTTCTGCGATGCGCGTTTTGTACTGTTCTTGCCGTTCGCTGGAGAGTTTGCTGAATTTGCCGCCATATCGTGATTTCCTTTCTGCTCCTGCGCCAAGCCTATATTGAAAAAACTTGCCGCCAGCAGTTACTTCTATTCGCCACCGTGAATCAAATCGAGCTACATTTTTTGATGCTGTATCGTTTTGTGGTTCTAATTGCACATGATCAACTTTTGGACGGGCCGCCCGCGACCTCGGCGGCGGTTGGGGGTAACACCTCAACATCGCTGATAGCCGCGCGTTGCGCGGTCATCTGCACCGTCATCTCTGGCGCGGCCAGCGCGGGCTTTCTGCTCACCGCCGCGCGCAATTCCCCCAGCCCATCGCGCTGGCGGTTGATCTGCCCGGCCAGCCGCGCCAACACAGGTTTTGCCGGGGGCGAGAGAATCGTAACGCCATCCTCCGCGCCAGCCTGCGCGGCCTGCCCGCCGTCAGCCCGATGGCCGAACGCATGGGCCTCGACCGAGATCTGTCGCTGATCGAGATGACCGGCGTGCGCTACCATTTCGACCAGATCACCGTCGCCCGCGCCCTGCCGCCCCTTGAACGCGCCAAGAAGAACGGCCTCGACGTGACCG